CCAGACGGTATAGGAGCAGGAGAGAGTTGTTGTGGCTTGGCAGTTCAATATGTGGTTTTGAAGGTATGTGTGAGATAGATTAAATGCGCGAGTGGCTCAGTGGTGGAGCACCACCTTGCCAAGGTGGGGGCCGCGGGTTCGAATCCCGTCTCGCGCTTTTTTATTTGCCCGGTTTTACCGGGCTTTTTTCGTGTCGTGTTGCATTTCGTGTTGCATAGCATTTTCCAAAACCTTATACCAGCCATCCGGATTGCGTTCTTTAAGGAGTTTTATGAGCTCTTCCGGCGATAGATTTTCTTTGTCACTTGGAGAGGATTTCTCTGGATTGACAATGCTTTCAAAGTAGTTATCTATGGTATTATCAACACGCACACGCTCATCGGGGAATGTCTGCGTATAGACCTTTTTCATTACCTGATCGGTTTTCCATCCACCACGTTCCTGGGCGTACTTGTCTGGGATCCGAAGAAGGGCCATAACAGAAGCGTTGAGATGCCGGAGATCATGGAAGGTAATAGGGGATAGCCCATTATCATGCTGCAGCTTAATCCAACGATGATACAGTGCTCGGCCGCTCATCGGTACAAGCACATCACCATCTACCTGATCAATCAGATTCTGTATGTATGGCGGGATCTGTAAGCGCCGGTTGCGGGTTGGGTTCTTAGCTAACTCTTTGCGTACCGGTTTATTGTTAATGTCCACGATTACCTCATGGATTGTGATATAGTTTCCTGAGATGGATTTGGATTTTGTCAAGCCACGGACCTCAGACATGGAGAATGAAAGCCAGGTAGCTAATAACACCGGTAATTCAATATCAGTTCCCTTGATGAGGTTTAGGACGGTTTTTGCCGGTGGAAGTTCCACCAATCTGGGAGTAACAGTAGGAAGTTCTATTTGTTCAAAGTCAATCTTATTTACACCGTATTTATGCAGCACAGGGCGGATTAGCCCCCATTCATTACGTACGCGCTTGGCAGATATGGGTTTTCCCTTCTTGGCAGGGCTGTTGGTCGGTCTGCGGGCTTCTGCACTCAGAGCTTCCTGAAGGATCGTTATATCTATGTCTTTGATAGGGGTATCCATCAGATCCGGAAATGCATTCTTCTGGATACAGCGGTAGTCCTGGAGTGTAGTGGGAGACCGGTTCAGGTTCTCCCTGGATTCAATATATTTGTCAATTGCCTGGGATAAGGTGAGTTTTCCATAATCCTGCCGTTTCCGGATCCTGTCAGGTGTCTTGGTTGCCTGAAACTGTGCGGCAGCCAGCTCGGCCCGTTTTCGGCCTGCTGGGCTGGGGTCGTCATCGGTAAAGGATTCATAGATCCGTTTATTTTTCCACTTTTTAGTCTTTTCATCGTATATTCGTTCCGTGTGACTGTAGGCCAGACAGCGCCATGAGCCGGATGGGAGTTTCTTTGCGGTTGCCATATATCATTCCTCCTTAAAAATGGGTAAAAAAATACACCTGTACAGGTGCACGGAGGTATGGTACAATATGGGTGTTGAGATTATATTGTATCGGCCTCCGTGCCTGTACAGAAATTTATTTAAAGCCGTTCGGTGCTGGTAACACCGGGCGGTTTTTTAGTACAAAGATCTAATTTGATTTAAATATGTATTTATTTCGTCAAATGCGCTCTGAGTTATCACAAATGCATTCCAATAAGCGACACAAAGAATAGCAATATGGATTCCTAAAATTCCTACAGTAAAGAGTATCCTTTCTGCCAGAGTTCTTTTACCAGTGCACCAATACAGGATTAACCCAACGGGCCACAAAAAGAAAAGCGATATTATTACAATAAAAATATTTTTAGAGTAAAAAGGGTCACTTGATAAGTCATGTTTTTCAATGGGGAGGTCAGGGTAATGCTCTGATATAAAATCAACAGCACGTTGTATGGCAGCATTGGATTTTTGAGGAAAGAAAAAGCGCTCAAAATGTCCATAGCTATCGTGAAAATCCATATACCCGCCTTCCGTCATAGTACGGAAACAATACTCTATATGGGAGATAGTTTCATATGGCATTTTTTTTAATTTATACCCCCACTGAAAATCCTGTATATTGATCTCTGTCTTTCCTATAAACAGTTCTTGGGATTTACCTTTAATACTCATTTGACTCCCTCGTTTCATTATGAATGCTATTTTAATCTTAATTCAATTAATTCTTTTGGGTATCCAGTACAATTACAAAATTGTTCCTTGGTATAACCCTTATATTCTACCAGCATTTCATCATCAATTAAAAGATAAGCTGCAAATAAATTTGCTCGTCGCTCTAACTTTGAATTAAGCAACAGAGTTTTGTTACGAATAAAATAGCAGTTTGCTTTTCGATCTAATAATGCATGACCTAATTCATGAGCCATTACAAGTTTTAGATCGAAGTTATTTAGGCGATTACTCAAGAAGATATATCTATGATTTTTGAGAAACATATAACATCCTTCATGCGTGCAGTTTCCGATTTGATATAGTATTCCCAAACGGTCAGCGATTTCAAAAGGATCTGATGTGTTATATAATCGCTTACAATAAGCAACTAATCGTTTTATGCGTTCTATTTCCCCCAAGAGTATCACCTACTTTTTATATTTTTTGGGAGTATATTTCTCCTTATTTATAATTTTAAGACGTCGAAGTGCAATTTCTAACTCATCTCTAAATAATTCGGCTGCTTCTGGATCAAGCTCTTCTCCATTATAACTTGCCGGGCCAGATTCACCAGCAGAAAGTTTTTCCATGATACTATCAAGATCCTTGGCAATATCACGTTCATCTCTGGAATTTAGTTCTGATGATTTTTCTTTTTTTTGTTCGATCGTGTCCTTTCCGGTTGTCAAGTAGTCGAGGGAAACGCCAAAGTAGTCAGCAATTTTTTTCATATTATCTGTTTTGGGAGTGCTACGACCACGTTTCCAGTCGCTTAATGTTGATTGAGTAATTCCGGTCTCTTTAGACACCTTATAAGAGGTTATCCCATGCTTTTGTAGTAGTTGTTCAAAAATCTCATACATAAATTGTTCACCTTTCATAAAACCGTAGGCAATACTAAGAAAAACCGAAAAAATCTATTGACATTATCGGAAATGCATAGTATAGTATGAGCATACAAAGGAAAATCGATAAAAACCTTTGTAGCTACGGAAATGTTATTTACTTCGTTCGACAAACTAAGCATATCACATTTCCGTAGTAATTGCAATATAGTTTTTGGGAAAGGAGAGTATGATTATGTACAAAAAATTTGCTAATTTGTTGGTAAAAAATAACAAAACAGCATATCAGGTATCTAAAGATACAGGAATTGCTCAGTCTGTTTTATCTGATTGGAAAACTGGGCGTAGTACCCCCAAGTTCGATAAGCTGTTAATTCTCGCCAAGTATTTTGATGTTCCGGTGGAGTATTTCGCAGAGACTGAGGAAGGGAGGTGAGAGAGGTAGAAGAAAAAAATAAACCGCATATCACTATGGTCTGGATAGCAATAGTGGTTATATCAATTAATCAGGCTGTTGGGGCATATCAAGATTTTCGGATTCACCAGCAGTTGCGGAATCAGATTCAGCTGCTACAGGAACAGCATTTGAACTTGTTGCAACAGTTGAACATGAATCTGGAGACAACTTTGACTGAGATACTAAATAATCGTTGAGTGCAGACACAGAGTCATTAAGGCGATTCAACGATTCAGTGTAACTTTCGAACATAGCGGCTTCAGCTTGTGCGGCGGTATTTTGAGAAGATGCATCTATGTTGTGATAGTAGATGGTCAGCCACACGCCGAATAAAGCAATTATATTTGGTAATATACAACTTAAAAAGAATTCCAGCGTTATGCGTCGCTTTGGAAGCGGGGTCTCAACGGTAAGAGGAATTTCTTGTGGATTTTCATTCTCATGGGCAACAAAAGAGTATAGGTATTCAGGTACTTCCACATATTCTTGCTGAAACGAAATATTTTCCAATATCGAAGAAAAGACAGTTGAAATATGGGAACTAAAATCAACAAGGTTGTTTTGAATATCTTTTGCCAAATCTTGGATAACAGAGTTGTTAGCGGCTAGAGAATTAGCAATTTCTTTTGTAATTGACGCACTCATAGAACACTGCATTTCATGAATAGGTGCCAACAAAGTATCCAGCATATCTTGCATTTGAGTGGCTAAGATTGCCTGTGGATACATGGCAGAAGCAAGTATACTTTGTATTTGTGAAGTAGATTGAATAATGGGAGAGTAGGCGGCGGTCAAATCTGCATTCATCTTTTCTAAAGAACTTTGAAATGCAGATATTGCGGCTATGAAAGATTGGTGATTAGTGTTCATAATAATGTCCTTTCTTTTGTACTCGGCGCTGGCACGCCTGTGAGTACAGTATAGGACAGAGGAGAAGGAAAGACAAGCTTGGTTTAAAATTTAGGAAGGAGGATACATAAAATGCACGAGTTACAGATTTTTAACAATGAGGAGTTCGGTCAGATCAGAACGGTCGAGATTGATGGAAAGCCATACTTTATGGCAAGTGATGTAGCAAAGGCATTGGGATATGCAAGACCAAATGATGCAATTCAGCAGCATTGTAGGGCTACGGTAAAACACCGCACCCCTATCAGCGGGAAAATGCAGGATGTGAATTTTATTGGAGAGGGTGATATGTACCGCCTTATTACACACAGCAAGTTAGAATCAGCAGAACGTTTTGAAAGCTGGGTGTTTGATGAGGTTCTTCCGGCTATCCGGCAGAACGGATATTACGAGAATCCTAATATGTCCACCGAAATGAAAGCCATTCTGATGATCGACCAGAAGCAGGTTAAGATGGAGCAGCGTATGGATAAGCTGGAATATGACATTCCTCTGTATGGTTCCGAAGCGGACGAGCTGTCCAGTCATGTTAAGCGCAAAGGCGTGTCTGTATTAGGAGGAAAGCAGTCAGAAGCTTATAAGGATACAGAAATTCGTTCCAAGGTGTACCGGGATATTTACGATCAGATCAAGAGGGAGTTCGGTATTTATGATGATAGCGGACGGCCGAAGTCTTATAAGGCGCTGAAACGGAAGTACATAGCGGATGCCCATGAGCTGATTGACTGCTATGAGGTGCCTACTTATTTGGAAGAGCTGATCGGCGAGGCAAACTCGCAGATTGATTTGGGAATAGTATAAGGACGAGGAACTAATGAGGGAGACTGAGGAAGGGAGGTGAAAAAAGATGGGTTTGGCATTTTTAATAGCCGTTTGGATTATTGGTGCTGTATGCGTGTGTTTGATGAAAAAAATAGAACCCAATAACAAGAGCTATCCTGTCTGGGTTCTGTTTGTAGCATTGATGTTTACAGTGTATTCATTTTATAGGTGGCTTCGTGGCTGACAATTCGTCATTTAGAGATGAGGCAATAGATGTGATGAGAGATGTATATTCTCTACGCTGTGTTCTTGAAGCATTTACACCATAAAATTCTTCGTCTACACGTTTAAGAAAATCAATGATAAAGTCTCGGTTATATTCATTGCAGAATAGAAGCGCTCTATCGGCAGATGAGTGCAATGCCTCATACACAGATGAGGATTGCGTTGTTAAAGAAAAATGTCCTGCTGCTTGTAGAAAATCACTAAATGCCGCCCTTTTATCAGCGTAATAAATAGAGAATTGCTTTTCTATTAATGTAGCATCGGACTCCATTTTTTTAATAGTTTCTTGATGCGCTAAATCCATTTGACGCATTATACGTGAGTGGTGATTGTTTATGATAGCAACAACAATCGGAGACAAAAATGCAACAACAGCAATAGTGGCTGTTATGGCCCAAGATAGATCTAATGGAGGCAAAGTGCTGATGGTGTTTGCAGCGGAAGCAGTAGCAAGTAACATGATTATTTCTCCTTTGCATTTGATAAAAGAATTGTAACACAGAAATTTAGAGACTACCAGAGAGCGAAAGGGAAAGCAAGATAATTTATAGTTTAGGAAGGAGGCACATAAAATGCATGATTTAACAAGAACCACCATTACATCAATGGAAGCAGCTGAGTGGTGTGGAAAAGAACATTCTAAGTTACTTCGGGATATTCGCAATTACATATCTCAGTTAGGAGAAGCCAAAATTGGATTCTCCGATTTTTTCAAGGAATCTACATATGTTACAGAGCAAAACAAGGCGCTCCCCTGTTTTCTTGTCACAAAGAAAGGCTGTGAGTTCATCGCCCACAAGATGACTGGACAGAAGGGAACGGAATTTACTGCAAGGTACATCAACCGATTCCACGAAATGGAGAATCCGAAAAAACAGATTCCTCCAACGGAGCATCCGGGAGAGGTGGAGAATCTGCTCAAAGTTCTTTCAAACCGTATGGATAAGCAGGGTATTGCTCCATATAAATCCGCTGAAATGGTAAAGATGGTTTGCGAACAGTATGGAATCCAGCTTCCAGCTGATTTTGTGAAGATTCCAAAATATGAGCAGATGAGCATAGTGAAGTTTTTGGAAGGCTCTGGCAAAGCTTAAGAAGGGAGGCAGACCACATGACAGCAAGAGAGTACATGACCTACAGCAGGCAGAGAAGCGAGAACATTAAGGCCATCATCGCAGAACATAAACAGCGTAAGGGCATGACCGATGCGATGATTGCCAAGGCGGCAGGCATCAAACCAGGAACCTTCGTCCAGCGTAAGCGGAATCCCGGAACGTTCCGGCTGAATGATCTCTGGGCAATTTGCAACGTGTTGGATGTGCCACAGGAACAGCGAAATACATTTTTATAGGAGGTAACAATGCAAGCAGAAGTAATCAAACATAACCCCCAGCCAGAGGCCCCCGTCACCATCACCCCGGAGGAATATGACGACATCCTGGCACTGGGCAGCCTGGTAGGGGATGAGCTTCAGAGATACCGCCAGGACAACCGCTGGGCGTGGAACCTGGCCGCGGCGATGGCGTTTCTGCTGGGAGCGGAATCAGTGGTGCTGTTTCTGGTGGCATATGGCGTGATCGCGCTGTGAAGGGAGGTGAGGAAGGATGAATCAGAGATTGAAGCGTAAGGCGGAGAAACGCAGGAGACAGCAGATCTGCGAGGCCCTGGATCTGTGCTTGCAGATCAACGGGCTGCAGGAAAGTAAGCGGGAGCTTACAGGGGATCACCCTACAGCGTTCTTTCTTTTTAACGGTCATGTCGCAGGGGTGACGGTGGAAACTTATGCGACTGGCTGGGAGCCTGGTATGGATGTAGGTAAGTACCTTGATGCATATCTGGACAGCCCAGGCCAGATGGACAAGCTGTTCAAGGATCTTAAGCAACTGAAAAAGGACCTGCACAGCGGCAACTGTGACGGGTCCAGATAACAAATAGTACACCCTTATTATAAGGGAGAATGAGCGAGGAAACAAGATGGCAAATCGAAAAAATGATGTATTTTGCGCTGAAAATCAGTATGAGGAGGCCCTGATGCTTATGGGCCGGGTCAATGCGCTGGCAGGGATTATCCAGGCAAGCAAGTATTCCGTCGACCGTGAAGTGGTTGCGGCGGCGCTGGGCTTTGAACTGGCTGAGAATAAAGACAACGAACAGGGAGGAAAAGCAGAATGAAAGTGAAAGCAAAAGAACTGATCTCAGGACAGACGATCCGGGTGGAGTATGGTGATTACGGGAACTGGGTTAAGTTCCAGATAGATGCGGTAAAACCGGATGGAAGATATATCAATGTGGACTGCCACGCAGGCGGCGTACATACAACCCTGGCTATGGAACCAGAGGAAATGGTGGAAGTGAATGAATCATGAAGAAATTTAGAACATTGAGAGCAGACGAGATTGATTGCAGGGTAGCCACAGTAACAGAGAAAGGCGTCACCCTTCTGCTGTATAAGGATGCCCGGTGCGACATGAATATCCTGGATGAAGCTGTGGGGCCGGAAAACTGGCAGCGCCACCATTCCAGGGACAATGCAAACTGTACGGTATCTATCTGGGACGACGACAAGAATCAGTGGATTGAGAAAGAGGATACAGGTACAGAGAGCAACACAGAAAAGGAAAAGGGACTGGCTTCTGATTCTTTTAAGCGGGCCTGCTTTAATTGGGGGATCGGACGGGAACTGTATACGGCGCCGTTCATTTGGATCCCGTCCGGGAAATGTAAGATTGAGAAGGCAGAAGGCAGTGGAAGAGCAAGATACACCTGCCGGGATCGGTTTTCCGTGGGCCAAATTGGTTACGACACTGAAAATAATATCAATGCATTGGTAATTAAGTGTAAGAATAAGGTGGTTTTTACTATGGGGCAGCCTGAACCAGATGAGAATACAGAGGCCTCAGAATCACAGGGGCCGATACTGGTAGAGACGGCTCATATTAACACGCTGTACGTGGAATTATCCAGAACAGGGGTAGGATTGAAACAAATTCTACGGAATTATGATATTAAAGATGTTCATGAGATGAATATAGACCAATTTCGGGACGCAATGGACGTCTTGAAAGGCAAACCAGATAAGCCAATAGATCCCGCCACAATTCCTCCTGAAAACGGGAGTGATGGACTGCCATGGAACAATCCGGAAAGGCAGTAGCTTATTTATGGACTTTATGGGAAGATTTGTGGGTGGTCTGCGTATTGATATAGATTCTCACCGGATGGAACTGACTGTACAGTGTGATCGGGACGATATCGGCCCGGAGTGGGATGATCTGAGAAAACATGAGAAGCTGGTCTTTACTGTAAAGCCATGGAAAAAGAAACGCAGCTTGGATGCAAATGCTTATTACTGGCAGATGGTGACAAAACTGGCGGACAAGCTCAACATTTCCAAGCCACACTTACACAATATTCTTTTGAGGCGGTATGGTCGTCGAGAGATTATTGACGGTCAAATGATATTTTTAGTTCTTCCAGATAATGACGAAGGAACCAGAAAAGCGGATGAATCCGAAACCTACCATATCTGTCCTACATCAGAAGTCAATGTAGGGAAGGACGGGAAACTGTACCGCACCTATGTAATGCTGCGTGGATCAAGTACCTATGATACCGCAGAAATGTCTGCGTTGATTGATGGGCTGGTGTCAGAATGTAAGGAACAAGGAATTGAAACAATCCCGCCTCAAGAACTGGAACGTATGATGGAAATGTACGAGAAGAATTGGAGAAAACGCCATGAAAAAACTGCATAGCGTGCTCACAGATGATCTGCACCACTGTATCATTACAGGAGATTGCAATGTTGCCATCCATCATGTATTTAACGGGCCGAACCGGTCCCTGTCAGAGAAATATGGCTTTCTGGTGCCGCTGCGCCCAGACTGGCACAATATGGCCTCTTACAGTGTACATATGGATCAGGTATTTGATGAAAGTTTGAAACGTAAGGCTCAAAAGTATTATGAGGAGCATTATGGAAGCCGGGAAGATTTCCGGCGGGAATTTGGAAAGAGTTACCTCTGATGGCGGGATAATATGTCACGATATTAAATGCCATCTGGTTATAAATGTCCTAAGACCGGCATGGCTGACCGTCTGCCGGTCGGGAAGGAGGTACATGGGAAAATCACAGAGAGAAAAAGGAAAGCGCGGAGAGCGGGAACTGGCCGGGATCCTGCGGGAATACGGTTATGACTGCCGCAGGGGCCAGCAGTATTGCGGGTCTTCCGGTGATGCGGATGTGATAGGCCTCCCGGGGATCCATATAGAGTGCAAGCGGGTAGAGAAACTGAATCTTCTGGATGCCGTATTGCAGGCAGTAAGGGACGCCGCTAAAGGACTTCTTCCCGCGGTATTCCATCGGAAAGACCGGTGCGAATGGCTGGTGACGATGCGTCTTGTAGACTGGATCCGGATATACAGGGAGTGGGAAGCAGGCAGGGAGATGGACAGCAGGTGAAAACATGAATTACATAGCCATGATCAATTCTTTCTGGGATTCGGCCACGACAAATCCGTTGTCTACAGGGCAGGTGTCGTTATACTTTGCGTTATTGCATGTATGCAACAGAAGCAACTGGACAGAGTGGTTTCAAGCGCCGAATCAAGTGCTGTCAGTACTGACGGGAATGAGCAGGTCAGGAATACTGAAAGCGAGAAATGAATTAAAACAAAGAGGGCTGATTGATTTCCGGGAAAGGGGAACCAAAACGACTGTGTACTGCATCACTATAGCAAATAGTAAGCAAGTTGGTACGCAAGATGGTGTGCAAAACAGTAATCAAAACAGTATGCAAGATGGTGTGCAAAATAGTAGCACATTATATAAACATAAACATAAACAAAAACAAAACAATAAGAAAGATACTAACGTATCAAAAGAACCCACCGATCCGTCAAAGGTGAAACATAAGCGCGGTGAATACGGTCATGTCCTGTTGACGGACCAGGAGCTTGAAAAACTGACCGGCGAGTACGGAACTTCCCTGACCACGGATGCTGTCCGGTACCTGGACGAGTATGTGGAAATGAAGGGGTACAAGCACAAGAGCAGTTACCTGGCTATCAGGAAGTGGGTCATTGACGCCGCAAAACGGGAGAGGAGGGAAAAAGGTGGATGCTTTGGAGAAGATGATAAGCCGGATAAGAGCAGAGCGGCAGGAAACTATCTTGAAGATGCCGGGGAAGATTTCACAGGGTTCTGAATGCCCTGAATGTCATGGGACCGGCTGGGTGTACTGGCGCGATGCGGAAGGCATAGAGTATGGGCGTCGGTGTGAGTGCGGTCTGGTAGAACGCCAGATCATGGAGCGCAAGCTGTCTTTCGCCAATATCCCAGAGGCTTTTGCAGACATGGAGCTCAATACATTCTGCCTGGACGTGTACCGGAAAGAGGACAGCAGGAAAACTATAAGGCAGGCGTGTGCAGCGGTCAAATATTATCTGGATAACCTGGAGGACATGAAAGCTGCCGGAATGGGTCTGTACCTGTACTCTGATACAAAAGGGTCAGGGAAAACGAGGATGGCAGCAAGCATAGCCAACGAACTGATACGCAGGTACCGGATGCAGGTCAGGTTCTCCGGATCCATGCGGATCGTCCAGGAGATCAAAGCGACCTGGGATGACCGGGACCGGAAGGAAAGTGATCTTCTGGACGCTCTGGCAACGGTGGAAGTGCTGGTGATCGACGACTTCGGGACAGAGATCCCCAAAGACTGGATAGGGGAGCGCTTTTATGCCATTATCAACGGGCGGTATCAGGATAAGCTGCCTACGATTTTTACCAGCAATTCCAGCCTGGAGGATTTGAGGTATGATGAGCGGATTGTAAACCGGATGAAGGAACGCACTTATCAAATCCCGTTCCCTGAAGAATCAATCCGAGATGTCATAGCGGCAGAAAACCGGAAGAACCTGATTTCAGGGATACAGAAAATGAGAAGATAAAAAATGAAAGGAGCTGGAACCTCCGGCCGGGGTAATGCATATGCAGGCTTCTATAAAGATATGGATTATTTAGAGTTTTTGAAAAGTAAGATAGAGATTGCGCCAGACAGCGGTTTTTTAGCAGACCGGGCAGAGATCAATCCGGCGTTAAAACCACACCAGGCAGATGCAGTAGTGTGGGCTCTGCGTGGCGGCCGCAGGGCATTGTTTGAATCTTTTGGCCTGGGAAAGACGGTGCAGGAACTGGAATTTTGCCGCCAGGCAGTGCGTCATGAGGGCGGCAAGGCGATGATTGTCTGCCCGTTAGGTGTAAAACAGGAGTTTCAGCGGGACGCCGTGGAACTTCTGGGATACGGGAAACCGCAGTATGTCCGCACCATGGAGGAGGTCAGGGCAGCCGATTCCGACATTGTACTGACCAACTATGAGCGGGTCCGGGACGGCGATATTGACCCGGTATATTTTACGGCAACGAGCCTGGACGAGGCATCGGTGCTCCGCAGCTTCGGGAGCAAGACCTACCAGATGTTCCTGGATAAGTTCAAGGGCGTGCCTTATAAGCTGGTGGCCACAGCAACGCCGAGCCCGAACAAATACAAGGAGCTGATTCATTATGCCGGCTACTTGGAAGTGATGGATACCGGCCAGGCTCTTACCCGGTTCTTTCAGAGGGACAGCACTAAGGCTAACAACCTGACCCTGTACCCCAATATGGAAGATGAGTTTTGGTTGTGGGTATCAAGCTGGGCACTGTTTGTCACAAAGCCTTCTGATGTCAGCCCGGATTATCCAGATGCAGGCTATGACCTTCCACCGTTAGAGGTACGATGGCATGAGATCCCGGTACACTATGGGGATGCCATTGACCGGGATGGACAGATGAGCCTGTTTCAGGATGCGGCCGTCGGTCTTAAGGAGGCGGCACAGGTAAAACGGGAAAGCATTGATGCCCGGGTACAGAAAATGAAAGAACTGGTAGAAGAATCACCGGAGGATCATTTTGTGTTGTGGCATGACCAGGAGGCGGAGCGGCACGCAATCAGGGCAGCACTGCCGGAAACCGCGGACATCTACGGTTCTCAGGATTATGAGGTTAGAGAAGAAAGGGTAATTGCCTTTTCAGACGGGAGGATCCGTCTGTTTGCAACCAAGAAATCTCTTTCCGGATCAGGATGCAATTTCCAACGGTATTGCCATCGGGAGATATTTCTGGGGATTGATTATGAATTTAACGATTTTATTCAGGCAATCCACCGGTGTTACCGTTTTTTACAGACTGAGCCGGTGGTGATTGACATCATCTACATGGAATCGGAGCGCCAGATCAAAGAGGCACTGCTGGAGAAATGGAAAAACCACGATCACATGGTGGAAAAGATGATTGAGATTGTACGGAAATATGGACTTTCCAGAACAGGAAAAGAGCAGGCATTAAAGCGAAAGATGGGGGTAAAAACTGTGGAGATAAACGGAAAGAATTATACAGCAGTACATGACGATTGTGTGGAGGCAGTCCGGAGACTGGAAGATAGCCGCTTTGGGCTGATCCATACGAGCATCCCGTTTGGCAACCATTATGAGTACAGCGCAAACTATAATGATTTCGGCCATAACCAGGACACGGCACGATTTTTTGAACAGATGGACTTTTTGACGCCGGAGCTTTTGCGGGTGTTGAAGCCTGGACGGGTGGCGGCGGTCCATGTGAAAGATCGGGTACTGTACGGAAATGCCACCGGCACTGGGATGCCTACGGTGGAACCCTTCCATGCACTCTGTATCAACCATTACATAAAACATGGGTTCCAATATTTCGGTATGATTACCGTGGTGACGGATGTGGTGCGGGAAAATAACCAGACCTACCGGCTTGGATGGAGCGAACAGTGCAAGGATGGCTCCAAAATGGGTGTAGGCTGTCCGGAGTATATCCTGCTGTTCCGCAAACTGCCTACAGACCGGTCCACAGCCTATGCGGATGAACCAGTCAAAAAAACCAAGGAGGAATACATCAGGGCACAGTGGCAGATTGATGCGCATGGGTTTTGGCGCAGCTCCGGCGATCGGTTAATCAGCAAGGAAGAGTTGGGAAAGATATCCGTTGATAATCTGCAGGCTGTGTACCGCAAATACAGCAGGGGTACTGTCTACAATTATGAAGATCATGTAGCGTTAGCCAGAAAGCTGGACACGGACGGAAAGCTGCCTGCCACCTTTATGGTGGTGGCACCTGGGAGCTGGGCCTGGGAAGTATGGGACGATATAAACCGGATGCGGACGCTTAACACGAACCAGTCCCGGAGACGGGCCCAGATGCACGTATGCCCCTTACAGCTTGATATTGTGGAACGGATCATTAACCGTTATTCCAATGAGAGAGATGAGGTGCTGGATCCGTTCGGCGGCCTTATGACGGTACCTATGTCTGCGGTTAAGATGCATCGGAAGGGATATGGAATTGAACTGAATCCAGATTACTTCCGGGATGGAGTAGGGTATTTACAGGCGGCAGAAGATGAGATTGAGGCCCCAACGCTGTTTGATTATATGAAGTGAGGTAAAAAAGATGGGGAAAAGTAGAATAAGTAAAACTCGAACGGCTGGTATGGCGGTAGGTTTGACAGCGTATAGTAAACAATTTGGAAGTGGACAAGGCTGCACAATAGAAAGTGTCGCTTCCAATCGAATGTTAAGGCGGATGATGAAGGGGCAGGAACGCCGATCAGGAAAGGAGAATAGCCATGGCTAAGATTTTGATGCAGGGAAAAGAAAGATTTATGTGCCCAGTATGTGAGAATGAGATGATTGAGCTGGGGCA